CCCGCGCTTCTGGGCTCGCGCTGAGTCCCTACGTCCCGCTAGGGGGTGGCCGTGGTCCGCGAGTGCGACACCTGCGCCCAGCCCTACGAGGCCAAGCGATCGACCTCCCGCTACTGCTCGGACCTGTGTCGCAAGCGGTCGCAGCGGGGCACCGGGGAGTCGTCCGGCACCTACGCCGCCCTGTCTGCCGAGCTTGACGCCGCTGGCGTCCTGGGGACCGGGAAGGCGAGCATCGTCCTGGCGCTGGCCGAGGCGATGGACTCCCCGTCGGCCTCTGCGTCCGGCAAGGCTGCCCTGGCCCGCGAGTTGGCCGCGGCGATGGACCGCGCCCTGGCCGACGTGAAGGTGGCCGACGACCCGCTGGACGAGCTGTCCCGGCTGCGTGATCGGAAGCGCGGTTCGGCGTGACGCTGGCGCCCACGTTCTGCACCGTGCCGGAGTGGGATTACACCCTCGGCCCAGAGGTTGCGGCGCTGTGCGACGCGGCCGGCTACACCCCGGACGCCAACCAGGCCGCCATCCTGGATGCGATCTTCGCGGTGAAGGACGACCGACCTGCTGCGTTCGAGGTTGCTGTCGTGGCGCCTCGGCAGAACATCAAGACCGGCGTGCTGAAGATGGCCGCGATTGGGAAGTTGTTTCTTCTCCAGCGGCATCTGGTGATCTGGTCGGCGCATGAGTTCGGCACCGCCGCCGAGTCGTTCCGCGACATTCGGGAGATTGTCGAGGGCTCGGACTTCCTGAACCGCCGGGTGAAGAAGATCCACCTGGGGGACGGGCGGGAGTGCATCGAACTCCCGACGGGGCGGTTGCTGTTCAAGGCCCGCACGAAGGCGGCCGGCCGTGGCCTGTCCGGGGATGACTCGTTCCTGGATGAAGCGTTCGCGCTGAAGGCGTCGCACATGGGCGCACTGCTGCCGACGATGCTGGCCCGCCCCGAGTCGCAGGTCTGCTACGGCTCGTCGTCGGGGCTGTCCTACTCGGACATCCTGCGCGGCGTCCGTGATCGTGGACGCGCGGGCGATGACCGTCTGGCGTACTTCGAGTGGTCCGACCCTGAGCCGGGGAAGGGCTGCGCGCAGGAGGACTGCGACCACGCGCTGATCCGCGAGGGCTGCGCCCTGGACGACAGGGAGCGGTGGCGCCGCACGAACCCCGCGCTGGGGATCCGCATTGACGAGGAGTCCATCGCCAACCTGCGGCGGTCCCTCCCGCCCGAGGAGTTCGCGCGCGAGTGCCTGGGCTGGTGGGACGAACCGTCCGCCGATGAGCAGGTCATCGACCCCGAGACGTGGGATCTGATGGCTTCGGACCTCGAGCCGTCGGGCGACATCTTCCTCGGCGTGGACGTCGGCCCGAACCACGCTTCGGCGTCGATCGTGGCCTACGGGTCGGGGGCGCTGGCGCTGGTCGCACGTAAGCCCGGTTCGTCGTGGCTCGCTGAACGGCTGAAGCGGATCGTGGACGAGCGCCCGATTGCCGGCGTTCTGCTGGATCCGGCCGGACCTATCGGTTCCCTGATCCCGCAGCTTGACGAGCTGGGGATCGCCTGGACCGCGGTCGAAGGCAAGGCGTCGGTCCGGGCGCATGGCGCGTTTGTCCAGTCGGCGGCCGAGAAGCGGTTTACGCACATGGGGGAGCCGGAGTTTCACGCTGCCGTGATGGGCGCCAGGAGGCGTCCGGTCGGTGACGGTCACAAGTGGTCCCGCCGCGACTCCACCATCGACATCACCCCCCTGGTAGCCGCGACGAACGCCCTGTGGGGCGCGGGGACCACCGAGCAGCCCACCGAGCCGGACATCTACTTCCTGTGAGGGGGATGCGGTGCGCCTGAACCTGTCCCTCCTGGCCGTGGGCTCCTGCCTGTTCGTGACGGGGGTCGCGCTGGTGTCCGTCCCCGCTGCCCTGATCGTTGCCGGCGCCGCCCTAGTGGGGTTCGCCCTGATTCGTGAGGACGGCGCATGAGGCTGATCGACACCATTCGTAAGGGGTCGGAGCGGGCGGTGGACACGTCCACAGTCCTGTACCAGACCTGGGGATCGCTCGGCGGCGTGGACCGCCCGATGTCGTCGTTCATCGACTGGACGATCAACGGGTACGCCGGCAACCCGGTGGTGTTCGCGGTGATCCAGGCCCGGATTGACCTGTTCTCCGAGGCGACGTTCAAGTTCCGCGACCTGGCGACCAAGCGCCTGTACGGCACGCCCGCGCTGATGAAGCTGGAGCAGCCGTGGGCCGGTGGCACGACGGCCGAGTTGCTGGCGCGCATGGAGCAGGACGTGTCGATTGCGGGCAACGCCTACGTCCGTGACCACGGCACGCACCTGGAGCGCCTGCGCCCCGACTGGGTGGACATCATCCACACCGAGTCGGAGATGGGTGGCCGGGAGGTCGTCGGGTACGTCTACCACCGCGGCGGGTTCGCTTCGGAGGACTCGGAGATGCTGGACGTCTCCGAGGTCGCGCATTGGTCGCCCATCCCGGACCCGATCGCGTCGTTCCGCGGGATGTCGTGGCTGACTCCGGTGCTGCGCGAGATCAACGCCGACGATGCGATGACGGCGCACAAGCAGAACTTCATGGACAACGCGGCGACGCCGAACATGGTGATCCGCTACGACCGGAAGATCGAAGCGGAGGCGATGGAGCGGCTGCGTGAGCGGCTGCGTGCCCGCTTCTCCGGCCCCGTCGGTGATAAGACGATGGTGCTGGACCAGGGCGCCGACATGACCATCGTGGGCTCCACGTTCGAGCAGATGGCGTTTACCGCGGTCCAGTCCGCGGGCGAGGCGCGGATCGCTGCAGCCGGTTCGGTGCCCCCGATTGTGGCTGGCCTCCAGGCTGGTCTGGATGCGGCTACGTACTCCAACTACGCGGCGGCGATCAAGGCGTTCGGTGACCTGTTCATGCGGGCGCATTGGCGGGGCGCGTGTGGCGCGTTGGCGAAGTTGGTCGAGGTCCCTTCGGGCGCCCAGCTTTGGTACGACGTGTCCGACATCGCCGCCCTTCAGGACTCCGAGACGCAGAAGGCGGAAGCGGCGAGCAAGAACGCGGCCACGATCAACGCCTACGTGATGAACGGATTCACCCCGGATTCAGCGATCCGGGCTGTGGTGTCGGGTGACCCGACGTTGCTGGAACACACGGGAGCGGTGTCTGTCCAGTTGTATCCGCAAGGGAAGGTTCCCACAAATGACTAACTTCACGCGGGCGTTTCCGCTGGAGGACATCTCGATCAAGCCCGGTGGCGACGGTCGCACGGTGATCGCCTACGCCGCGGTGTGGGATCAGCCCACCGAGATCCACGACCATCAGGGCCACTACCGGGAGCAACTGTCGCGCACGTCCTTCGCGCGAACGCTCAGTCACCGTGGCGACCGCCCCTACCCGGTGCTGTTCAATCACGGCCGGACCATCTACGGAACGCCCTCTGAACTGGACTCGCTCCCCATTGGTGTCAGCGTTGAGCCCCCTCGCATTGAGGACCGCGGCCTGCTGACCGTCTCCCGCTACCACGAGGGCGACCGCGCCGAGCAGGTGCTGGAGGCCATCAAGTCCGGCTCCATTCGCGCCCAGTCCTTCTCGGGGTCCTTCGTCGCACAGGACCGCAAGGTCCCACGCGGGGGGTTCCGACCTGACGCATCCGGCGAGCTTCCGCTGGTCACACGGACGGAGATCGCCTTGCGCGAATACGGACCCGCCACCTTCGAGGCTTACCCCGGCGCAGAAATCCTCGGCGTCCGGGCCGCTCTTGCTGAACTCAGCGACGAGCAGATCGAACGACTTCTTGCGCTTGCCACTCCGCTGGACCCGGCAGAGCGCGCCGACACCTCCGACCCGGAGCCCGTCGAATCCGTCGCGGACCCGCTCACGCAGCACGCCGCACGACTCACCCGATCCATTAGCGCCCGCAGGGCGCTCCGATCCCTTTTGGAGGGACAGTGAACTCGCAGAAGCGACTCGCTGAGATCGACGCGCGTGCCGCCGAGATCGTCAGCGAAATGGAGACGCTGGAGGCCATTGAGGCGCCCAGCGACGAGCAGACCGCCCGCTACGCGGAGCTGGAGACGGAGGCCGTGACCCTGGCCGACGAGCGTCCGGCCGTTGCCGAGCGTGCCGCCAAGGTGGAGGCCGTTCGCACCGCCGCCGCCAACCCCGTCAACGTGGAGCGCGCGACGTTCCACGCCCCGAACGTCGTCATCAAGCGCGACACGTTCGATGACCTCGCCGCCGTTGAGCGTGGCAACGTCTCCCCCTCGGAGATGGTGTCCCGCGCCCAGTCGGCCATCGAGGGCATCAAGTCGTACTCCTTCACCGACGCGCAGCGTGAGCGCGCTGCCGAGCTGGCCGGGGAGAACCCGTCCATCGCCCGCCACATCCTGCTCACCGGCTCGCCGGCCTACCGCTCGGGCTTCGAGAAGATCCTGCGTAACCCGGAGTTCGGCGCGCAGATGCTCGACGACGCCGAGCGTGCGGCGCTGTCCAACACGGGCGCCAACGGCGGCCTGACCATCCCGTTCCTGCTCGACCCCACGGTGATCCTGACCAACGACGGCGCGACGAACCCGTTCCGCTCCATCTCCA